ATGGCTGCGGTCATACAAACCTCGGTTCGCGCTCGTCCACATCTCAAAGGGCCTGCATCGGGGAACACAGGCCATTGAATCACAACCGATTCATCCGATTCAACATGTCTTCGGACGGACACTTACAGATCCAAACCGTTAGAAGGGATATCCTTGAAAGGTACAAGGCTGTTGTCGGTCATTTTGCCTCACTTAATAAAGTCGGGAGATTAATTTGCGGAATTATACGCGAAGATAGTGCCAAACTCAATCGCGAACTGTCCGTTTGCCAAAATTTTATAGCATCCCATCGAATACCCTACAATGTGGAGAGGACACATATTCGACCGCATTTCTGATGACAGACTCAGCCCGCACGATCCCAGACCAGCGACGGCAACCGTCCGAGTGCCGGACGGCGACGCGAGGCCGACCTGACCGGCCGTGCCCGTTGCTGGGCGACCCCGTCGGCGCGCGATTGGCGCAGCGGGCTGGCCGGGCCGGAGACGATGGCGCGCAACAGCCGCCCCTTGAACGAGCAGGCGGTGAGCGGGCGTTCCCGCCCGGCCCCGGAGACGATAATGGGTGGCGGGACTGGCTGCGGCGACACCCCGACACTGAACCCGCTGTTCGTCGAGGCGCTGATGGGTTGGCCTACCGGGTGGACCGGCTTCGCCTCTGTGGCAACGGCGTGGTCCCCTTGGTTGCGGCTTATGCGTGGCGAACTCTCTCGGCTGAACTGCTGGCAGATAAATGATGGGACGCCAGCATGGAGCAGAGCGTTGCCATGTCACTGGTCGAGTGGGTTGCCAATGTTGCCGTCGGCTACGGCGTGGCGGTGGTGACGCAGATTATGATCTTCCCGATCTTCGGGATGCACACCACCGCTGACACAGAACCCTTCCCGAAACCGGCGCACAAGCGGAGATCGCGCTTGACCTAGTATTTTTCTCCGGCCTAAAAGTTCGGAACTCAATTTGGAAAGATCATATTATGGCTGGAAAAAGCGTCCCGCGTGCACGCATGCAAGGTAATCTTGACGGCCTCTGCGGCGTTTACTCGGTGGTCAACGCATCGCTTCACCTGAGCCGTAAGCGGCTAACGCAAGATCAGACAAAGGATCTGTTCCGCAGGTTGTGCGCCCAGTTGGGTGAGGAAGGCCGGCTCGAAGACACGCTCTTCGACGGCATGACCGTCCGTACTTTAGGACGTCTGATCGATACGTCATCGGAGTTCCTAAAGGAAGAGGGCTGCGGTGGCATTCACCGCAAGGTAGCGTTCTCCTCGGCTCCTGATGGGTTGGCTCGATTCTGGGATGCAATTGCAGCCCACATCAAGGAGCATGGCACAGGCTCCGTTATCCTCGGAATGGGCGGAAAGTACGACCACTGGACCTGTGTTGGCGCGATTAGCGAAAACCGCATTTCTCTGATCGACAGCGACGGCCTTCAACGCATCTCCCGGATAAATTGTACGATAGCGGATGAGCGAGTGGGCAGACATCACGCACTTGTGCCGACTCAGACCTACCTTCTGTCCGCTATTTATTAACACAACACACCGACCTTCTGCGATTGTTGTCAGTTGGTTATCCGGTACACCCGCCCGCGTTCCTCGACCTTCTCCGACGTCACGGTGAGGCCGAGCTTCTTCTTCAGCGCCCCGGCAAAGAAGCCCCGGACGGTATGATCCTGCCAGCCGGTGGCCGTCGCGATCTCCGTGATGGTGGCCCCTTGCGGCTGGCGGAGCATGGCGATCACCTGCGCCTGTTTGCTGTCGGCGCGGCTTTTGACCGGTCGGGGTGGTTCAGCGGCCAGGGTCTGTTCGATGGCGCTGACAGCGGCTTCCAGGTCCGGTTGCGGCGGAGACGGTGTCGTGGGCAACAGGCCGGCGGCCCGCATGGCATCGTCAACGGTCAGTCCCCGTTCGCTGAACAAGGTTTCCATGCGGCTGATCGCCATGGCGCGGCATTTGAAGGTTTTCTGGGTGGTGGGAATACCGGCCAGGACGCCAAAGGCGGCGGCCAGTTGCGGCAGGGTCAGGTTGGACAGGCTGGTCATCAGGGCTTCTCCCGTTGGTCAGCGCCCGGCCGATCCGGGCACCCCTACCACCCCGAGCCCCGCCGGGCGGACCCGGTCGGGGCTGGCCGTGGGGGCATCGCCTTCAGTCGGCGTGTTCGCCCTCGCGGAAGGCGGCGTCGGTGATGCGCTTCAGAAGCTCGGCGTAGGTGGCCAGGGTGCCGACATGGCCCCAGTGGATGTCGTCGGGCGCGACGTTGAAGTGGTCCGCGCTGAGCGCCGCCAGCCGCGCCAGCATCGTGTCGATCTCGGCCTTGCGGGCCAGGAAAGCGTCCAGGGCCTGGGTGTTGTTGCGGGGCTTGGGCATCGCATCATCCTCCATCGTGGTGAGGACAGTCATCGCGCTGTCCGACCCCACAGCCACGCGCCTAGATCGATGATTTGATTGCTGTTTTATCCAACGAAGGACGAGGCCCATGGCCGGCAACGGGCAGCCGCTGGCGGTGATCGCCAAGCTGCTCGACCTGTCGGAACGCCGGGTCCAGCAGCTCAGCCGCGAAGGCGTGATCCCCAAGGCCGAGCGCGGCGCCTACGATCTCGTGGGCGCCGTGCGCGGCTATGTGCGCTACCTGCGCGATCTGGCGCAGAAGGCGCAGGGCGGCGTCGCCGACCTGCCCACCGAACGCACCCGGCTGGTCAAGGCCAAGGCCGACCTTGCCGAACTGGACGCGCAGCAACGGCGCGGCGATCTGGTGCCGGTGGCCGAAACGGCGCTGGCCTGGGCGGCGGTGACGGCCCGGTTGCGTGCCCGCCTGATCACCCTGCCGGACAAGCTGGCCCCCACGGGGCCTTGATGCCGCAAACCCCGCCGCCGTCCGCGCCGTCCTGCGGTCGGCGATTGTCGAGGCGCTCGCCGAACTTGCGGCGACGCCGGTCGCCGTCGCCGCTGTGCCTGACCGGGCATCCGGGGCTGGCGAAGCTGGTGACGATGGCGCTGCAGATGCTGACGCCGCCGCCGGACCTGACGGTGAGCCAATGGGCGGACGCCAACCGCCGGCTGAGCTTTCAGCTCGACAGACGCGCCTTCGGCGCGGGGCCAGCGCCGAACCGGGCCGTTGGTCCACCGCGCGAGCGGAATACCAGCGCGGCATCATGGATGCCGTTTCCGACCCGGATATCGAAACCGTGGTGGTGATGTCGTCGGCCCAGGTGGGCAAGACGGAGGTGCTGAACAACACGGTCGGCTACCACATCGACCAGGATCCGTCGCCGATCATGGTGGTGATGCCCACCGAGCGCGACGCGGAGACCTGGTCGAAGGACCGTTTCGCGCCGATGGCACGTGACACGCCGTGCCTGACCGGGCGGATCGCCGATCCCAAGTCGCGCGACGGGTCCAACAAGATCCTGCACAAGCGCTTTGCCGGCGGCCACCTGACCATCGTCGGGGCCAATGCGCCGTCGGGGCTGGCCAGCCGGCCGATCCGCATCCTGCTCTGCGACGAGGTCGACCGCTATCCGGCCAGCGCCGGGGCCGAGGGCGATCCGGTCAAGCTGGCGCGCAAGCGCACGGTGACATTCTGGAACCGCAAGATCCTGCTGGTCTCCACCCCGACCCTGAAGGGGGCCAGCCGGATCGAAACGGCGTTCGAGGAAAGCGACCGCCGTCGCTTCTGGGTGCCATGCCCGGAGTGCGGCCAGCATCAGGTGCTGAGCTGGGGGCAGGTGCGCTGGGACAGCGACCCGGAACCCCGCCCGGACAGCGCCCGCTATGTCTGCATCCATTGCAATGCCGTCTGGGGCGATGCAAGGCGCTGGCAGGCGATTGCGAAAGGCGAGTGGTGGGCGGAGGCACCGTTCACCGGCATCGCCGGCTTTCACCTGAATGAGATCTATTCCACCTGGGTTCGGCTGGCCGACATGGTGAGCACCTTCCTGTCAGCCAAGGCAGCCGGTGACGAGGCGATGAAGACCTTCATCAACACTTCGCTGGGGGAGACCTGGCAGGAGAGCGGCGAGGCCCCGGACTGGCAGCGTCTCTATGAGCGGCGCGGCGGCTACCGCTTCGGCACGGTGCCCACGGGCGGCCTGTTCCTGACCGCTGGGGCCGACGTGCAGAAAGACCGGATCAAGGTGTCGGTCTGGGCCTGGGGGCGCGGGCTGACCAGCTGGCTGGTGGACCACATCGTCATTGAAGGCGGGCCCGAGCGGGCGGAAGCCTGGGCGGCGTTAACGCTGCTGCTGAGCCGGACTTGGCCGCACATCCATGGCAGCCGGCTGGGGCTGGCGCGGCTGGCCATCGATACCGGCTATGAGGCGCCCGCCGTCTATGCCTAGGCACGCGCGGTGGGCTTCGTCGCCGCCTAACCCTGCCCGATCAAGATCTCTAGATTATCAACAACAGGTGGGTATGATTTATGTGAACTATACTATTGTTTTGTAATTTTCCGGCCAACATAGGCAACGATGAAGCACTCTTCATGCGCATCAGGCCATGCAAAATGGATACGGATCTGTGGCGACTTGACCTTGCCATGCCAGGGACAGAACAGGTTTTTTCCCGTATCTGGGTGGCGAAAGGTCATCTCTGACCTGAAAGCCGCGTATTCCCGTGCAGATGAGTCCGTGAACCAAGCCTTTTCGCCTACGAAATGGTCCTGATAGATTCGCTCTCCCTCCGGAGTGCGGCCATCAGGTGTCGTGCTGTGGGCCAACTGTTCAAGAACCTTGATCCGCTGCATTATCTCACGCGCCGGTCCTGGGCCGAACGGCAGGCTGCGGATGGCCCGGAAGCAATCATCGGTAAAACGCAGGACGGTGCAGAAGGCCCGCACCCGTCGTTCCAGGTCGTCCCACGACACGACGGGTCCCGCCGTGGCGGCAAGATGGGCGTCAAAGGGGACCATATCCGAGAAGTTGTCCAGTTCAAACTCGGCGGGTTGATCCCGTTCCCAACGCACGGTGATCGGCGACATTTCCCAGTTGGAGGGCACGGCGCTGACCAAGCACGCCTCCTCCCCCTGCGCCAGGCACCATGCCGCCTCCGCCACGGCCGACTCGGTGACGATATCATCGCCACATTGGAAATAGTCATCACCTGTATGCCGCGGCGGGGCGTCCCAAATCGGCCCTTCCTTAGTCTTCCAGGTAAGGATCTGCCGCCGCCGGTCGGCCGTAAGCTGTGCCACCACCTGTTGGAAGGTCAGGCCACCTGCGGTTACCCGATCATCCATGCGGTGATGAATCTTGATGGACCGGCTGTGGCGCTTAGCAACCTCCCGCATCTTCATTATGCGACCGAAGGCCTGTTCGAAGTCACGGATGGATTGGAACTGCCCGTGGAAAGATAAATCGTTCAGAAAGATCTCCATCCCCACCTCCCGCCAGATGTCAGTCCCATCCGGCGAAGTGGTTCATGTCCTTGTCGAATTGGTCGAAGAAACCATCGGGCCAATGGTCCACATTACCATCCGCATCCAGCCGGGGACTGACCATCTGGGTCCGGTCCGCCTGCCTGGGCCGAAGGAAATACAGTGTCACCGCTTCCGGCTTCATGCCCGCCTTCACGGCCCGTCGCACGCCGTTCAGCACATGGTCGCTGTGCGTTTCCATGATGACTTGGACACCGGCCTGCGCAACCTGTGCAAGGAACTGACCCATCATCGCCTGCCCGAAAGGATGCAGGTGAACCTCCGGATTTTCAATCAGAATCAGATCACCCGGCCTGGCAGATAAGCAGGCCACGAGGATGGGCAGGATCTGCGTTAATCCGAAGCCCACATGCATAGGACGGTGGAAATCGGTTTCAGGGGAGGTCCGCAGGCCCAGCGATACGGCATTGGCCGCCGGGATCGGCGTCACCTGAAGGTCCGAGCCGGGGAAGAACTGCTGCATGCGTAACTTGACCTGGCCCAGCAGGGTTGGCGTTTCGCCCGTCAGGATGAGCGTTTCTGCCACCCGCTCCTCCTTCTTCAGGTGCAGCAGCCCGGCCGTGAACTCTCCCGTCGGACCCACCACGGCCCCGATGGCCGGGTCTACCAGGGGATAGGTTTCCCGCGGTCCCACCCGTTCCGCAGTGATGTAGTGGAGGTTGCGCAAAATCCGCGCCACGGGCAGCGCGCCGCCGCCCTCATCCGGAGCGGCCATCCCGCCGTCGGCATTGACGGGCAGCAGGTGGCGCAGCAGGGTGATGGGCACCCGATCCTGCGGAACCGGCTCACACCCTGATACCGCGACCTGGGTCAGGGCCAGCGACAAATGCTCCTTTTCGCCCTCAAAGGCCCAATGGTAGGTAACCTCGTCATGCTCAAGCAGGATCTCGAAGCCCCGACGGCCGTTCACCTTGTCCACCACGTCCAGCACCGTGCCCAGCCGCAGCACCGTCCCGTTCAGCATCAGCCGCCGCGACCATTCGTGCTCCCGCATGGTCTGGTGCAGCAGGGCCAGGGCCTGAAGGATCGAGGATTTGCCGGAGGCATTCGTGCCCGACAGCAGCGTCAACGGCGTCAGGGGAAGCGCCTGATCAGCAAAGCACTTAAAGGTTTTTAGTTCGATCCGGGTAAGCATGGGGCCTCCATCGTTATCAAGTGGTGCTGGTCAGTGTGGCAGCCCGTCCATTCGCAACCTTTCAAACATCTCCTTTACCATCCGAAATCGGTCGCGCACCCTGTTCTGCTGACTAGTGCCGAGTGAAATCGAGTCCCGGAACTCCGGATTGTCTAGAAGATCAAGGAAGGCGCTGCCGATCGTCTCGGCATTGTTCGCTACCCAATCCTCATCCAATTCAGCCATGTGAAAGGACATCGTGTCCCAGATGGAGGCGTTGAAGACGATCCGCGCATCCCGTCCGCGGATCTGCTTGCGGAACGCATGCCGACCGAACGCCCGCAGATTGTTGGTAAGCGTCCGGCGCAGCTTTATGCGGAGATCCCCAAAAAATGCTTCGGTGGCGCGCCGGTTCATCTCCTCCAGCGTACGGGCCAGGAAATCATCCATCTGCCCTTCATAGGCATCCAGCCCCAGCACTTGGAAGCCGCAGAACCGGTTGATCATCTCCCGATCCAGCATTTTCAGCGGAGTCAGGCTGTTGCCCGTCGCGTCCTTGAACAGGTCGATGGCAGCCTCCTCCTTCAGGAACCGGGTGGCGGGGCCGGTATGAAGGCAGTTGCGCATCTGCTGCCGGGTCAGCGCCACGCCGCTGTTCACCCGTTCGAAAATGTCCAGCAGGGCCCGTGTCGGCACCTTGGAATCGATGATGTAGAGGATGAGGTTGCAATCCTCAATCCGGTTCTGCAGCTTCGGCGGCAGATCCCTGAACAGCTTCTTGTCCAGATCCTGCCGATCCGGTAAGCGCAAGTGGAATTCATTTTCGCAGAAGCGACGGAAGGTGCTGAGCCGCTGAAGCCCATCCACCACCACCATCTTTCCTTCCCGATTCTCCGCGATATAGAACACCGGTAGGGGAATACGCAGCAGCACCGACTCAATCAGCTTGCTCTGCTTCTTCACGTCCCAGACGAAATCCCGCTGGAAATCTGGGTCCATGACATAAGTGCCCTGCTTGATCCGGCGCAGAACGTCATGCACCGTCCGCGGCTCATTGCGGATCAGCAGGGTGTCGATGGGATAGTCGCCCCAGGAGGATTCCTCTTCGTCCTCCCTGCGATACCCCTCGATCTCCTCTTCGCCCTGTGCCGGGTTCTGCCCCATTACCCAATCCTCCACCACTGACCCGTACCCCCTCTTGTCGCGCCTAACGGTTGGGGAAGCAACGGGCTTTTGACGCGCGGTTCAGTAACGTGGGGTGAGGGAGATCCACGCCGCCCCTGGATAGGGCGTGGGAGCCGTCGCATCCAGTCACCAGTTAAAGTGGACCCCATCGGCGAGAGCAAGGAAAGCTACCATATCGAGACCTATGGTCGGGTGGTGGCGATCACAAGGCAGGTGCTGATCAACGACGATCTCGACGCCTTCACCCGCATCCCGGCCAAGTACGGCACCGCCATCGCCACCCTGGAAAGCGATGTCGTCTGGGGCATCCTGACCGCCAACGCCGCCATGGCCGACGGCAAGGCGCTGTTCCATGCCGACCACAAGAACCTCGCCGGCACGGCGGCACCCCCGACCGTCACCGCCATCGGCGACGCCCGCGCGGCGATGGCGAAGCAGACCGGGCTGGACCGGAAGACCGTGCTGAACATCCGGCCATCCTTCCTGATCGTGCCGGCGGCGCTGGAACTGACCGCCGAGCAACTGGTGGCGCAGAACCTGACGCCGGCCAAGACCAGCGACATCGTGCCCGCCTCGATCCGCACCCTGACGCCCATCGCCGAGCCCCGGCTGGACGCCGCCAGCGCCACCGCCTGGTACCTGGCGGCCAACCCGGCCCAGATCGACACGCTGGAGTACGCCTACCTGGAGGGGCAGCAAGGTGCCTATATCGAAACCCGAAACGGCTTCGATGTGGACGGGGTGGAGATCAAGTGCCGGCTGGATTTCGGGGCCAAGGCCATCGACTGGCGCGGCCTCTACAAGAACGCCGGGGCCTGAGCCATGACGGACCCGTTTCCCATCCTCAGCCGTCCTGGCGCGATGGTGCCCTTCACCGCGCCGAAGCGGCCGGTGCATGTGGTGTTCATCCATTGCAGCGCCAGTGACCATGCCGCCCATGACGATGCGGCGGTGATCGACCAGTGGCACCGCCGGCGCGGCTGGCGCGGCATCGGCTATCACGTCTTCATCCGCGGCGACGGCACGATCCAGCGCGGCCGGTCCCTGGAAGGCGTGCCGGCCGCGCAAGCCGGGCACAATGCCGGCTCCATCGCCATCTGCCTGCACGGCTTCAAGACCTTTGCCCCGGCGCAATTCGACAGTTTGCGGCGGCTGGCCGACGCGATGGATGCGGCCTACGCCGCCCAAGGCAAACGGCTGCGCTGGCGCGGCCATGTCGAGGTCGCCAACAAGCTCTGCCCCAACTTCGATTATCGCGCCGTCCTCGGCCTGGACGCCGCTGGCTTCCGCGTCCCGGCCGTGCCGGCCCTGTCCTGAAGGAGCATCCCCATGCGCTACCTGATCGAACGCCTGCGCGAGCGCAGCACCTGGCTGGGCGCCACCGCGCTGCTGTCCGTCTTTGGCGTCTCCCTCGACCCGGCCCTGGTGGACCAGATCGCCCTGGTGGGCGGGGCGGCGGCCGGCCTGATCCTGATGCTCACCCCCGACCGGCCCGCCCGCTGAGGGTGGGACGGAACCCGACCGCCAAGGAACCGCTCCATGAAAAACCACATCCAGCCCGGCACCACCCTGACCCTGGCCGCCCCTTACGCCGTGGCCTCCGGCGAGGGCGTGCTCGTCGGCGCCCTGTTCGGCATCGCGGTCGCTTCGGCCGCCGGCGGCGAGCCGGTCGAGGTCTGCCTGGTCGGCGTCTTCGACCTGAAGAAGACCGGCGCCCAGGCCTGGAGCACCGGGGACAAGGTCTATTGGGACAACACCGCCCGCGAGGCGACCAAGACCGCCACCGGCAACACCCTGATCGGTGCCGCGGTCACCGCCGTCGGCAATGGCGCCGGCGAGACCGTCGGGCGGGTCCGGCTGAACGGGACGGTGGCGTGATCCCCAGGGAGCGTGTTACCCGGCCTTCTTCGGCCTACCGCGCCCCTTGATGCCGCCACGGCGGGCGGCGGCGATGCGGTCAAGCTGGATGTCGATGATGTACTTCTCCATGTCGTCGGGATCGTAGTCATCGCCATACCAATCCCGCATCGACGCGTGCTCCGGGTGGTTCGGATCGGCCATGGCCTCCAGGAACATCCCGAAGCCCGGAACGCCGCCGCAATCCTCCGGCGGGCAGCGGCGCTGCCCATCGACGAACCGGGGATACTCCATGCCGGGATCGGCGGGCAGCGTCCGCTCGATCGCGATCTCGTGCTCCCAACTGTCGCCGAAATCGTAGGTGTAGTGGAAGCGACGGATGCCGCGCGCCAGCACGGCCGACAGCTTCAGGGTGCTATCCCGGTAGACGGGAAAGGCCGGATCGGCGAACTCCGGATCGGGCACGCCGTAGCGGCGGTCGCCAACTCGGAACTCATGCAGATGGCTGAAGGTCCAGCCCATCGACACCTGGATGCAGTCATGTAGCCGGGCAAAGTTGAGTTCGGCTGGCACCAGAAGCCGCCGCCACACCGGCGGATCGGTGTCCAGAAGCGTGATCTTGATCTGAACGATATCGGTAGAGGGGGCGGTGGTCGGCATCGGCGGCATCTGCTGGTGGTCATTGGCGAAACACCCTAACCCGTCGTATTCACGACGGCGGCTTGGAGGGGGCGGCGGGTGTAGCGTAAGTCTCTGATCTGGCGTAGGATTTGGGTGCTGAAACCATCTCTGCAACCGCGTCGGAGAGCGCCACACCCGCCA